AGGACCTATAATATTGATTACGATCAGCAGTGAATGTATCACCGTCAGTAGTACCATTTGCTTGTGTAACGAATGGGTTAGCAATCATGCCGTAACGAGTCTTGAAGCCGATCTTAGGCTGGAAGGTGTTAGGATCAATTGCTCGAACCATCTGGAGAGGAACGTATGGGCAGTAGAAAAGACCTGCGTCATATGGGCTAGTACCTTTGTAGCCAGCTACGTAGAACTGTGAAGCTGCACCAGTGTTAGCACTGTAAGGATCGATATACACTTTGTAACGACCGTTAAGAACACCAGCAAAAGTATTGCCAGTATCGTCAACATTGAGGTTAGTAGAAAGTGCAGGAGCGTAATCAAGAACGCCTGCCATTGCGAGGGCACTTGCAACGTCTGATGAACAGATGATGAAGTTACCTTTGCCTCTACGAGTATCTTGTGCAATCACGTTAGCGTCACGCTCAATGTTGAACAAGAGACCTTTGAAACGCTCAACTGACCAACGACCGTTTGAGTCAACGTCAAGATCGAAAGTACCAGCAGTTGCTGTAGAAGCAGAACCAGGCTTAGCGACTTTGTAGATTGTACGAATAACTTCACGGTTAATTTCAGCAAGAATTTCTTGTGAAAGAATGTTAGAAAGCTCTGACTCAGCGTCAAGACCATGAATTGCTTTGAGGTCTTGTGCGAGTTCTACAGTGTACTCAGCTTTCAATGCACGAGACTTAGCTGTAACAGTAGTCTTCTCGATTGAGAAAGCCATCTCGTTCAAAGTAGTTGAGTCACCGAAGCCTTCAGCAGTTGAAGTAGCTACACCAGTACCAGTAGTATAAGTACCGTCAACTGGGTTTGAACCAGCGTGAGAACCAGCACCAGAGAAGTCAGTGTCAGCTTCGTTGAAGAGTGCTTCAGTACCAGTCTGGCTAGCGTAGTGTGACTTCATAGCGAAGATCAAACCAGTAGGACCAGTCATTGGCTGTACACCAGCAACGTCATATGCCATCAAGTTAGGCAATGCTCGTCTAACTAGGCTGATGAGGATTGGGTCGTAGTTGTCAACAGAAGCGCCAGTAGCGTTAGCGTGAGTTGCTTCCATGATACCCTTCTCTTCACGAAGGGCTTTTTCTTGGTTTTCGAGAACTACAGCAGTTACAGCCTTCTTATACGGATCTGAGATAGGTGTCAGGTCAGCATGCTCGAGGACTGGTGCCCACTTGCTCTCAATTTGCTCTGAAAGATACATTTAAGTCTCCTTGTTGTTTCAGTTTTGTTTTTATAATAACAGTACTATTTATAAAAAATTAATATTAGAACTTAGTTGATTTTGAAATTGCTTGAGCATACTTAGACATAACTCCAGTAGTTACTTCGTCGGCTGCTTCAAATGTGTCCTCAAGTTTAGCTTCAGTAACTACATTCTCTTTCGGGAAATAGTTTTCTTTAACGACTTGAAGTTTTTGCTCATATGAATCCATACCTGTATAAGTAATGTCTTCGACTAATGTTGCAAATTTTTCTGCTTCAGTAGACGCTAGGTCTTCTGAGATTTTAGCAAATACTGCTTGCTTCTTCAAACTAACTGACTCTTCTTTGAGAGCCATATTGTTCTCAACTTCTTCGTCTAGTTTAGCAGTAAGGCTATCAATCTGTGTTTGCATTTCAGTCATCACATCATACTTTTCTTCTGGGACATCTATATAATGCTCAGTAAAAACTTGCTGTAGACCTTTAATAAACGACTCAGTTACTTCTGTACGAATACCGCTTTCGATAGCGATTTGATTCTCAGCCATCCAGTTTTCAGTAACATAAGAAAGGTACTTATCAATGTTTTCGGTCATTTGCTCTAACTGTGATTCAAACTCTACGTTTGCCGCTTCAGTTAGCTCTTCTTCAATTTGTGCAATTTCAGCACTAACTCGTGAAGTAACAACAGCTTCAAATACTTCTGCTGCTTTTACTTTAAATTCTTCTGTAAGATGCTCTTCGTCAGCAAAGAGTGCATTAAGATCGGCTTCGAAAAGAGTTGCCTCTTCAATAGATTCTTCTTCAGTAATCTCTTCTGCTTCTGCAAATACTTCTTCTTCCTCAGCGATAACGTCTTCAACAACATCTGCCTCTTCTTCAGAAATAACTTCTTCTTCAGTTTCAACTTCTTCTGCTGCTAGACCAGATACTTTCTCTGCTTTGTCATCAAAGTTAGGAGCTTTACCAGCGCCTTGTCCTTTAGGTAAAGTAGTGTCTTTTCCTTTCTTAGCTGATGCCGCTTTGCCTACTTCTGAGGTTAGGCCGCCTTCTGCATTGCCAGTACCACTAAGGTCTTGCATTTCAGGGTTAGCGTCTGAACCACCTTGAGCAGGACTAGAAGCGTCACCCTGTGACTTATCCTTAGGACGATTTGCTGCGCCCTCCATAAGCTCTCGGATCTTGGATTCTACACCCATGTTTATTCTCCTATTAGATTGTATTTCTTTGTTCTAATGTATATTTATAAAAATTTAAATTTTAGATAATTTGTTTAAGAAACGTTCAAAGACTTCTAACTTAACTGCCTCAAGTTCACTTGCACTTGCAGCGTGAATCAGTTTTTTTGATTCTTCAAGTTCTTGTTCTTGCCAAATACCGTTCACAAATGTCCACTCTTTATTTTCCATGATACCTTGTACATAAGCATCAGGAGCAGAAGGGTCGGCAACAATAT